ATGCACCTTCTGAGGTTACATTAGCTGTATCTGTTACATCTGCATTACTTTCAACTGAATCAAGTTTTGTTTCTTGAGCATCAGTCATAAATCTTTTATTAGAAGCGTCAGTAAAGTTAGTAGTTGTAAATGTAGGTGTTGCTCCACTTACTACTGACTGGTCTAATGCTTTCACATCTGCGATACTTGTAAGTTCGCTATCCATTAATGCACCAGCACTTGTTACATTCGCAGTATCTGTTACATCTGCACTCGCTTCTATAGCATTTAGTTTGCTATGGTCTGCATCAGTAAACACATTTGAATCCGATGCACTTTCTACAAGCGTTCTTATTTCAGAAGCTGTCTGATCGGCTGTTGCACTTGCTTCTATAGCATCTAATTTATTCTTTAAAGTTGTTGTAAAATTATTATCTGATTGCGTAGCTACTGTTAAGTCTATTGTGCCATCACCATCTTGGTAAGCAACGGTAATACCTGATTCAGTATTACTTGAAAACATTGCTCCTACAATATCCTGAACTTCTTCAGTTGTTTGAGCAGTAGTATCTACATACGCTTTAACGGATTGTTGCGTTGGAACTAATGTCGCAGAATTGGAACTCATATCATCTTCGTCTGCAAATGCAGTTATTGTTATAGTTCCGTCAGATAAGTTCTGAAAAGAAGTCGTTCCAGTAAGACTTGCTCCTGCTAAAGGAGCTTTTAAATTTAGTTGTGTTTGTATATTAGATGTAACGCCATCTATATAATTTATTTCTGCAGTTGTCGCAGTCACCCCATCAAGTATGTTGAGTTCTGCTGTCGTAGATGTAACACCATCTAAGATATTAATTTCAGCAGTAGTTGCCGTAACGCCATCTAAGATGTTGAGTTCTGTAGCTGATGATGAGGTAGCAGTTATCTTTGTTACTGCTGCGTCAATTACAGCTCCACTATGAGTTGAGGTATAATTAGCCATATCTGTCCTTTAATTTATTTTTTGGTACGCAATACAGGGCTATCCGAAAATAGCCCTATATTTAAGCGATCTTAGTTATTAGTCAACATTGTTGAAGTTGACAATACCTAATGATGTGCTATTCGCAGCGTGCGATAACGCAGCACCGAATAATACATCTGCTACAACTGAAGTTGCTAAGTGATCAATATCGTATGATGATTGAACTCTTGGAGCTACTTGTTGAGCAAAATAAATAGATTCACTTCTAAAAATAGAAGCTGTTTCTGTTGATGATGTACCACCTTCAGACCAGTCTGTGCTTGGGTATAATTCCATACCATAAGCAGAAATTAATCTTCCAGTCACATTTGGGTTTTCATCATCTCCTCTTTTTTGAGATTCTGTGAAATCCCCTAATCCAAGTAAAGACATATACGCTTTTGGAGAAGCATACATAAATGTATTGCCATCGCCATAGTCATATCCTGCATCAAGAAGTTTTTCTAATCCACTTCTTACAAGAGCAGTTGTCATTGTGTCATCAGCAGCTAATTGAACATCGTTACCTGATGCAGTTTGCATCAATGCAGCAATATAGTTTTCAACTTTTTTAGCTAAAGCGTAACCCATTGATTGTGCATAAGCATTAAATAGGTCTGCAGATTCTTGAACTCTTACGATGTCCTCGATTCTTTTAGCTTCGTAGTGATGTTGATCTACTGTTAATTGAATAACACCGTCTGTGTTATTTTGGTAAGTTACTGCAGAACCAGCAGATTTTGCTGCTGCTGTTTCTTCAGCTACTTTAGGTATGTTAAGAATGTCGCCACCACCAGCTAACATAGATGAGAAGTCTTGCACTTGGTTACGAAGAACGAATTTTCTTTCTGCGTAGTCAAGGATAGCATCTCTCCACATTTCTGGGATAAAATTGGCAGCTGTTGTTTTTGTTACATTTCCGTCAGCCATTTTATTTTCCTCCTAAGGAATTTAAAGTTTATCTTTTTTTCTTAAGATAGTGACTTAACATATCGCTGTGCGTTTCTCTTCGCTGTGTACTCGAACTCATTTTTTCAAAGGGGTTACCTTTAAATTTCTGAACATCAACTTTGTTTTCTACATTGCCGACATTCACACCAGCTTTCTGGTTGAACTCTTCAGTAATAGTTCGGAGAAGTGTTAAATCCTCTACCTTCTCAAATTTTTCTCGCTTACTTTCAGGAATTTGATTTAGTAGGGCGTTTCTTTCTTCTGTAACATATCCATTGAACGCAGTTGATATTTCTTCGAATTGCTTCGACAACTCTGCATTCTTGTTCTGTTCTTCAGAAAGTAAGGTTTTGTATTCCCCTTGCTCTGCTAAACTATTTTTACGCTGTTCTTCCTGCTCGAGATTAATATTTTCCATTTTCGATTTTAATTCATTGCGTTCTTTCACAACTTCATTAAATCGAGAGTATGGAACAGCTTGATCTAACTTTTTTTCGTCTTTATTGACTTGAGGTTCTTTTACAGCTTCCTCTATGGCTGTATTCTGTGTTTCTTCAGACATTTTTACTCCTTAAGTGGATTATTATATGGTATTAAGTTAAATATGAATTAAATTAATGACAATTAGAATGTCAAAGAAAATTAAAGAGTTTGAGTTCAAGCAAAAGTGGTTTGATTATATGAACTACGAACCTCACGCAGGTCAGCGTAAACTACACTTTCCAGAGAAGAAAGGTGCTTCTTATTTCGTAAATATTTGTGGTAGAAGATATGGAAAAACTACTGCAGCGTATCGTGAAGCTGAATTTTATGCAGCACAACCGAATCAAAAGATTTGGCTTGTTGGATTATCTTATAAAAAATCACGATTAATGTTTCGTGAAGTATGGAAAGATATGGTAGCAGGAAAAGCCAATGATATTGAACGAGCATCAGAAAAAGAACAGTATATCAAATTCAAATGGGGAACAACCGTAGAAGGTATGTCTTGTGAAAATCCAGACTCTCTTGTTGGTGAGGGTGTAGACTTATTAATTATTGATGAAGCAGCAAAGATGCCAAGAAAGATTTGGGATATGTATTTATCTCCTACCCTTATTGACAGAAAAGGAAAAGCTATTTTTATTACTACGCCTGAAGGGTTTAATTGGATATATGACTTGTACTTGTTAGGACAAACAGATCCTCAATGGTATAGTGTACAATCTCCAAGCTGGGAAAACGAACACGCATTTCCAAAAGGTGAGAAAGATTCTTTCTTAATGGAACGAAAAAGAAATATGTCTAAAGAATTATTCGACCAGGAGTTTGCAGCCAAGTTTACTTCTATGGAAGGACGAGTATATCCATTTGATAGACAGAAAGATATGGGTGATGTTCCGTATAATGAAAACTTACCTACTTACTGTTCAATGGACTTTGGATTTAGAATGCCATCAGTATTATGGTTTCAAACATTTAAACAAGATGGTAATTGGCATATTAATATTATTGATGAAATAATTCACGAAAGAAATATACCTACTGATAGATTAGCAGAAATGATTAAGAAAAAGAATTATCCTGTGATTACTTATTATGGCGATCCTGCTGGTACATTCGTTCAAGGACAATCTGGTATGGGGGATATTCATATCTTTAGAAAGCACGGAATCTATGTAGAGTATCGTATGGATAAACTATCTCGTAATATACAGGGTGGTATAAGTTATTGTCGTGGTTTCTTTGAAAATGCAGATGGATTAAGAAGAATAAAAGTAGATAATAGATGCGTTGGTATTGCAGAAGATTTTGAGAACTATCGATTCCCAGAAGCAGTAGAAGGTAAGGCAATTTCAGAGAATCCTATCAAAGATGGATACAATGAACACGGCTGCGATGCTTTCAGATATTTTATATTGAATAGATTTCCAATTAGAAGTAACTTCATTGGAAGAATATCACGATAATAGGAAAACAAATGATTTTTACACCACAAGAGATTATACAGGATTCATTAACGCACTTTAAAGAAGAACAAGCAAAAGCGAGAAGGGAAGAAGTTAGAAAGTCATTAGATTATTATTCTGGTTCACTAACACATCAATATATAGAAGATTATTTTAAGTCTGACGCATTCCAAGAAATTCCTCACTACAATACTAATATCGTGAAAAAATTTGTAAATCGTATGTCCAAGATATATACGATTGGTGCTAAAAGAAATGTAACCAAGAAATATGACGAGATGACTGAAAAGAAAAATGCTCGTATGAAACAAATGGAACGTATGACTAGACTTATTGGTACGTGTGCTACTTATGTAATGTTCGATGAAGAAGAACAAAAATTTGATTATCGTCCTATTTATTATTTTGAGCCATACTTTGGCGACAACCCTTATAAACCAGAAGCTATTGTTTATCCAATGATGCACGGACACGCAGACTTATCAGATACAACAGAATTAAAATATGCTTACTGGGATTCAGAAAGATGTATCAAGTTTGATGACAATGGAGATGTGTTTGATGAAATAGAACACAATCTAGGTGTATTGCCTTTTGTATTTACCCACAGAGAAGAACAATTAGATTCTTTCTTTGTTGAGGGTGCTACAGATTTAGTATCTGCAAATGAGCATATCAATATTACAATGACTGAAATGCAACTTGGACTACGTTTCCAAATGTTTGGACAACCAGTAGTAACTGGACTTATATCTGATAATTCTAATGTTAGAGCTGGATCAGATGAAATTTTAACTTTGCCAGAGGGTAGTAACTATAATATTGTTGCTCCACAAGGAAATGTAAGAGATGTTATTGAAAACATTAAATGGCAAATAGAATTAGTG